ACCGCGTGCTCGGGGAGGACCAGAGCGGCGCCGACGACCGCGACATACCCGCCCAGGCTTGTATGCTGACCATGGACCCCCGCGAGGTGGACCAAGTCCGCGGGATTTCCGCGTTCGCTCCCGCGATCCGCGATTTGATTTCACTTAAGGATCTGGGCGACGACATCCAGAGCGCTTCCCGCATGGCGGCAAAGATTGGGCTGCTTGTCACCAACCAACAGGGCATGGCCGACGCTGGCGAGGCTTACAACGCGCTTACCGAAACAAACATGCCGCAGTGCGGTCCGGGGTTGCGCTACACTCCGATGCAGGGCGGGCGCATCGAATATTTGACGGCAAACGCTGGCGAAAGCATCGACCAGATCGACGCCAAGATTCCGACCGAGGCGCAGGACCGGCTACAGGAACGGCTCATCCGCAACGCACTGCTGGCAGCTCAGTGGCCGCCAGAGTTTGGGTGGGACATGTCGAAATTAGGCGGAGCTTCCGCCAGAATTGTGTTGGAACAGGTCAACCGCATCACCTCCGAGCGCCACGCGTATCTCGCGGCGTTTTGCAAGCGGCGTTGCGCCTACGCCGTCGCTAAATTTGTGGACATGGGAATGCTGCCGCCCTACACCGGCGCCGACGCTTCCCGAGGGGGCGCGTACCAATTCCGATTCACTGAACCCGCCAGGCTGACGGCCGACAGCGGCTACGCTTCCCGCGACGCCATCGAAGCCTACCGCGCCGGAATGCGCAGCATGACCGACATTCTGGCTTCTGGCTCCAAGACTCTTGAAGAGCACCTCGACGAGGTGGAACGCGAAGAAATCGAGATCAAAAAGCGCGTGGAACGCTCAGGACTCAGCCGCGACGTGTTCGGGCTGCTCACACCCAACGGCAACCCGCCGACAACCGCCCCCACCGAATGAAATTCCAGCGCGTCATCGAGCAAGTTTTCTACCGCCCCTGGCTCATCACCCCCGGCGGCTACGCAGCAGTTCGCCAGCTAGTGGAGGGCCGACTGGTCCGCGCCAACGGCGACGACTACGAGAAGATGGCCGGCATGATGAACAAGCGGGAGGAGATGGAGATCGACGGGCAGGGGATTGCTCACATCTGCATCGACGGGACGCTGGCCAAGGGTATTTCAGCACTGGAGGCATGTTGCGGCGCGTGGGATTACGAGTGGATCTCGGAGGACATTGAAGAGGCCATGGAGGCCAACGTCCGCGGCATCATGCTGGAGATCAATTCTCCCGGCGGCAACTGCACCGGCTGCTCCGAGGTGGTGGATCTGATTCAAGCGCTCAAGGTGCCAATCGTGGCCTATTCAAACGACACGGCGTGCTCGGCCGCGTACAACATCGCCGTCAGTTGCGACCGCATCATCGGATCCGTGGGCTCGACGTGGGGCAGCATCGGCACAATTATCCCCTGGCTCGACCAGTCCGCCGCGTACGAAGCGCAGGGACTCAGCTGGGAACCTATCACCAGCGGACCGCTCAAGGGCGCAGGCATGGGGCCGTCTCTCAGTCCCGCCCAGCGTGCAAGTTTGCAGCAGCTTGTGGACGACAGCTTTGACCAGTTCAAGGGCAACGTGCTCCGCAACCGCCGCGTCGCAGACGAGTACATGACCGGCGCCGCCTACCTCGCGCCGCGGGCGAAGATGGGCAACCTGATTGACGACATCGGCACGGAAGAGCTTGCTTATCAGACGCTGCTTGGTATGGTGGGCGCGTAGTGGATTAGGTTCATTTGTCTCCTGCCCGCCCCGAGTTTGGTTTCTCGGGGCGGGCTTTTTGTTATACTTTTTCGCAATGGTGTATGGATCTTCCCAACACCCTGACCGACGCGCTGGCCGCGCTCTCTGCCGCGCAGGCAGACGTGGCAGCGCTCAACGCACTCAGCGCCGAGCACACCGCACTGGTGGCGACTTTTGACGCGTTGAAAGCAAAGACCGCAGAACTGTCCGCAGCGCTCGACGTTGCGCAGCTTGAAAAGCTCGAGCTGGCAAAGGCACTTGACGCAGTGAAAGCCGCCGAGGCCGACGCTTCCGCAAAAGCAAACGCCATCGTGGCAAACCTGGGCGTGGCTCCCGTTGCCATCGTCCCCGAAGAACTTTCCGCGCCTAAGACCAAAGAACAGCTTTGGGCGCACTACATGACTCTTGGATTCAGCGAGCGCAATGAGTTTTACGCCGCGAACAAGAAAGCAATGCAGCTCTAACCCTCACACATCTAAAATCATATGGCCCTTAATGGCGTTTTCCTCGCACAGATTGCCCAGCAATCTCTCCCGTTCCTGACCAATGCCTTCGCTCCCTTGCGCGGCATCACGACCGACTTTTCCACGGATGTTGCATCCGCTGGCAGTTCGGTGACGACTCGGTTCGCAACGGTTCCGTCCGTTGTGGACATCACCTCCGCTGGCTACGCTCCCGTGGCCGGTGACACAACCGCCCGCACAATTTCGCTGGACCAGCACCGGGGCGTCACTCTCGGGTTCACCGACATCGAAGTCCTTCAGAGCTCGATCAATTTCCAGAACCTGTTTCTGGCTCCCATGCTTCAAGCATTGGGCGCTGACATGTTCGGCCAGCTTTGGAATCTGGTGACCGCTGCGAACTTCGCGCAGACTCCCTTGTCCTCCAGCGCTGCCAACTTTGACCGGCAGGACGTTATCGACCTCGGTGTCACGCTGACGCAGACGCTGAAGGCGCCGAAGATGGGCCGGTCGGTTATCATGAATCCCGCCTACTACGGCGCGATCTCCAAGACGTTCATCTCTGCTGAAATCCCTGGCATTACTCCTTTCAAAGCTGAAGGGACCGTTCCGCGTGTTTCGGGCTTCGATATTTACGAAAGCGACCTTTGCGACGCGAACAGCGAAGCGCTGGCAGGGTTTGCGCTGCACTCCAGCGCGCTCATCATGGCTGCCCGCCGTGTGAACCCCGAAGCCGCTCTCGCCGACTCGATCGAGATCGCTGAAGTGGTCGTTCCGGATCTGGGGCTCCCGCTCACGTTCCGCAAGTACTACAACCGCGAGCTGGGTCAGACCTGCATCAACGTCTCCTGCATCTGGGGCGTTGCTAAGGGAACCGGCATGGGCGTCCGCATCGTCACTCCCTAAGTTTGCCCTCCAAAGAGCCGGGGCTCCCTCTAGTGGGGGGCTCCGGCTTTTCTCCGAATATCCCAATGAAAATTTCGCTCGTAATTGAAGACGCCGGTGCAGGCCCGCAGGTCATTTACACCTCACACGAACCGGCAGACGCTCGTGAGTTTTTCAAAGCTCACACCAACCCCGGCAAGCTGGTGCTGGTGTGCAATCCGACTCCCGACAATTTCCGCACGATCCGCGGCACGCCGGTGCTTGAAGTAGTGAAACCCGCCAAGCGCGCCAAGGAACCGCTCATCTGATGTCTGAGTTCCTCGCCATTACCGCCCAAGCAATGGCTGACGCCATCGGCTACATGCAGGCCGATACCGTCGTGTACCAGGGCGCCACGGTGTTTGGCGTTGCCAGCGAAAAGGAAAGCCAGACTCTGACCATTGGGGGGTTTGAATCGCATTTTGCTGGCTCTGCTCGCGTGGAGAAAGCGGGCTTTCCGACTCCGGTGAAAGGCACCAAGCTGACACTTAACGGCAAGGAGCTGCGCATCGGTGACATTGCCGAGGATCCAATTTCGTGGACCTTGTATTTGGAGGATCCGAGCCGATGATCGACCTCCTGACATGCGAGGTGATTCGGGACGAGATCGCGCCAGATTTCTCCGGCGTGTACATCGGGCTGCCGCACGACGGTGAAAGCATCACGATGCCTTGCATCCTGCTGGACCTTCGAGGGGACGCGCTTGTGGGAGGCCCGCTGCAACGTGGAGCGCTGACGGTGGCCGTGATGAGCCAGGCAGATGACTCGACGGTGGCCGAGCACATTGAACTGGTGCAGGAGGTGACAAACGCCATTAAAGGCGTCACTGGCAGTGGTTCTCCAATTCAAATTTACGGCGTGGTCGCGACCTCCTCCGAGGCGCAAAACACAGAACGGCACTGGATCACAAATTTACAGTTCACCCTGGGCTATGGCCCGCAACCTTAAAGCATATGGCTACGTTTGGAGTTACCTCAACCTACGGGATCACACCGCCGACCGGCAGTTTCACGCAAAGCTCTGAAAAGACGCAGGAAGTGGAAACTGCAACCATCAAGGGCACAACCGGCCGCGTGGTTGTGGCGCAGGCAAAGCCGCGCAGCAAGACTACGGTAACAGTGCGCTCAAAAGGCGAGACTGGTCTATCTTCTGTTTCCGTTGCTGACTTTTCGACACTGACAATCACGTCGTCAAAATACAGCGAAACCAACGACGATTTCGCGACGCAGGAAACCGTGGGAACCCTCTTCGAATAACCATATGGCTACGTTTGGAATTTCTTCAATTACTGGGACTTTGGTGGAAGCCGTGGACGTTACG